GATAAAAAGTTAAATGATGAAGAAAAGAAAGTCTTAGAAGCAATTTCACCTGCAATCGAATATTGGGAAATGGATGCAAATGATTATAAAGGTAGACTATTAGATATTAGAGAAGATCTTCAAAAACAAAAAAGAAAATTAGATAAAGAAAAGGGTTATGATTTTAGCATTGAGGACAGTACTTATGGACGACCAGACGATTGGGAATCTATCATCAGCCCTGAGAGTGTTGCGGGCTACGTTAGATCACTGGGATTACCTTTTAAAGCACGAGACTACCAGTTACGAGCAATTTATCAGGCACTTAGGCACCATCGCAAACTTTTATTATCCCCAACAGGATCAGGAAAATCCCTGATCATCTATGCCATAGTGCGTTGGCACTTAAAATTTGATAGAAACATACTTATTATAGTACCAACCGTGTCTTTAGTAGAACAGTTGGCAAAAGATTTTAAATCATATGGATGGAGAACAAATGAAATACATAAAATCCAAGCAGGTGCAGAAAAATATGTGGACTCTTCTGTGGTTATCAGTACTTGGCAGAGCATCTATAAGGAACCCCGCAAATTTTTTAAACGTTTTGATGTCATTATCGGGGATGAAGCACATCTTTACAAAGCGAAAAGTCTGACAGGGATTCTCAACAAATGTCATGACGCTAAGTACCGAGTGGGGTTGACAGGTACCTTAGATGGTATGGAAACTCATCAATTAGTGTTGGAAGGTTTGTTTGGTAAGGTGGATCAGGTAACTAAGACCATAGATCTCATGAAAAAAGGACACCTAACACCACTGAAGGTGTGTATCCTCTTATGTAAGCATGGATTTGTACCGTTTGATGACTATTTTCAGGAGATAGATTACCTAATTACACACCCAAAACGCAATAATCTCATCATAAATCTTGCGTGTGATCTACGGGGAAACACATTGATTTTATTTAACTACGTCGAAAAACACGGAGAACCTTTATGGGAATTGCTAAATAGTAAAGTAAAGGAAGGTCGTAAGATTTTCTTTATACATGGTGGTATAGATGCTATGGAACGTGAAGAAGCACGTTCTATATGTGAGAAGGAAAAGAATGCTATAATACTAGCGTCTTATGGAACCTTCTCTACTGGTATCAATATTAAGAATCTGCACAATGTTATATTTGCGAGTCCATCAAAGTCGAGGGTCAGAAATCTTCAGTCTATTGGTAGGGTTCTTAGGAAGGGTGAGAACAAAGCACAGGCTACATTATTCGATATAGCGGATGACTGTGCGAGAGGTTCCAAACTTAACTATACTCTTCGTCATTTAGTCGCAAGACGAAAAATATATGAGGAAGAGAATTTTGATTACGAAATCAAAGAAGTTAAATTAAAAAATGATTAACTACATCCGACACGACGAACAATTTCACGGTACAGTCAAACTCATTACTGGGGAGGAGATCCTTGGTGAGGTTTTGTTGACAAAAGATCCAGACTCTAAGGAAGATCTTCTGTTCATACAGCACCCTGCTAAGACTAAGATCGTAGAAATGGAAGGAAATCAACCAAGTGATCAAAAAATCGCTGTTGGTTTTATTAAGTGGGTGAATTTTTCCGACGAAGAGTTTTTCGTCATCGAAGAAAGATCAGTTATCAGCATTGCTCCTATGAGTAAGGACGCAATAAGAATGTATAAACGTTGGGTGAAGAAAGAAATATTACACGAACACGAACCTGAGAGAGGAGAGGTACCCTTGAGTCCTAATATGGGTTTAATCGCCAAAGTTGAGGACGCACGCTCGTTTCTAGAGCATATGTATAAAAAAGAGCCTAAGGATCCTTCCAACCCTTAACAGTGTTGAGTCTAACCATTGTAAATGGGTTTGTCAAGCCCCCTTTACAATTGTGTCACCATGAACTATAATTATGCTAACCGTGAGTTAATATAAATGACTACTATGGCACGGAAGTCCACTAAAAAGAAGGAACACTATGTAGATAATAAGAAATTCTTAGCTGAGTTGATTATCTATAGACAACAGATTACTGAAGCTGAAGAAGCAGGTGATCCTAAACCTCGTGTCTCTAATTATATTGGTGAATGCTTCCTTAAAATCGCTACACACCTATCATATAGACCAAATTTTATAAACTATATGTATAGAGAAGACATGATTGGGGATGGCATTGAGAATTGCATCCAATACATACACAATTTTGACCCAGAGAAATCTAAAAATCCTTTTGCTTATTTCACACAGATAGTTTACTACGCATATCTAAGGAGAATTGCAAAGGAGAAGAGACAACAATCTATTAGAGAAAAAATTCTGGAACGTAAAGGGTACGAAGAAGTATTCCATACAGATGGAAACGAGAACTCTGCAGACATGAACTACATTAAGTCAAGAGTGGAGACTAATCAACGCTATGGGTAGAACAAACGATAGATTAAAACTGCTGTTGGATGAGATCTCAATGATGAAAGACGACATCAATATAGAGCACTCGACATATTTGGATTCTCGTGGTAGGATGAGTAAGAAGGTGACTATAGAGTATGACATCCAAGATCCTACTGATAACTGATCAACACTTTGGTGTCAGAAATGACAACCAATATTACATAGACAAATACAGAACTTTTTATACCGAAACAGTACTTCCTTTCATTGATAAGCATAAGATCAAAACGATCATCAATTTAGGAGACACTTTCGATAGAAGAAAGTATGTTAATTTTTTCTCATTAGATGCTGCTAAAGAAATGTGGTTCGATCCTCTTCTAAAGAGAGGGGTGAAGCAGTATATGATGGTAGGTAACCATGACATTTACTACAAAAACACTCTTAGAGTTAACTCACCAGAACTATTACTTGCTGAATACGAGAACATTACAGTTATCGCTGAGCCAACTGAACTATCTGTTGACGGGTGTGATTTTCTTCTTATACCTTGGATATGTGACGAAAACAGAAAGAGATCCTATGATCTTATCTCTTCTAGTAATGCGAGCGTCTGTCTTGGGCATCTTGAGCTTAACGGTTTTGAGGCTGTTCCAGGTCACACCATGGAACACGGAGACGATCCCTCTATATTCGATAGGTTTGATCTAACATGCACTGGTCATTTCCATATGAAGAGTGTAAAGGGTAACATTCACTACCTAGGTAACCCGTACCAACTCTATTGGAATGATTACGGTCAAGAAAGAGGGTTCCATACACTAAATACTAAAACTAAGAGGTTAAGTTTTCATAAGAATCCCAACAAAATGTTTCATAAGATCGTTTATAAGGATGAAGAGACCTCTGATATACAATATAACACTCTAAAAGGTAGCTACGTCAAGCTAATCGTTGAGACAAAGGAGGATAGAGTTCTATTTGATAAGACTTTAAAATCTATTAATGATGCTGATGTTGCTGACCTAAAAATTATAGAAGATCAGTTCTTACATTTAGAGGATGTTGATGATTCTATAGAAGCAGAAGACACTCTAACTATTTTACAGAAATGTGTGAGTGAAATTGATAATAAGGATGAAATATTTGCTATCCTTAAGTCACTTTATGTAGAAGCACAGAGGATTTGATGTACGTTCTAGTTGACAAAAGAAGCGGAGGGGTGTATGCTGTTAGAGATGAAACACTCAAAGAAAGAGTAGTCCAAATTTTTGAGCACCCTGATGATGCTGAACGTTATCATCAACACTTGGTTGCAGACGGATACAATCGAGATCTTAGAATGATGGAGATTGATGAAGACCAAGTAAAAGAAAACTGTCATCAGTTTGGGTATCATTACACTGTCATCCAACCTGACGATATAGTATTTCCTCCCTCATTGCATGATTAAATTTGAGAAGATCAGATGGAAGAACTTCCTGTCCACAGGACAGCAGTTCACAGAGATTCCACTGGGTGAAAAACAGAGTACCCTTATTGTAGGGAGTAACGGTGCAGGTAAATCCACCATGTTGGATGCCCTGTGCTTTGCTTTATTTAATAAACCCTTTAGAAAGATCAGCAGATCACAACTTATTAACAGTATTAATGAGAAGGAACTCAGGGTTGAGGTGGAATTTACAGTTGGAACTATTAAATACAAAGTAATTAGAGCAGTTAAACCAAATGTCTTTCAGATTTTTAGGAACAGTGATCTCCTTGATCAGGACGCTGCAGTTAAAGATACTCAGAAATATCTCGAACAGAGTATTCTCAAACTCAACTACAAGAGTTTCACACAGGTCGTCATCCTTGGTTCATCCACATTTGTCCCCTTCATGCAACTTACCGCACCTAACAGGCGAGAAGTTATCGAAGATATATTGGACATCCAGATCTTCTCGTTCATGAATGGACTCCTCAAAGAGAGGATGAAGGATGTTAGAGAAGAAAAAAACCAGTGTGAGTATGAATTAGATCTTGCTCAACAGAAAGTTGAGATGCAAAGAAAAAATATAGAGAACTTAGAGCAGGTAGACCAGAGAACTACTGGTAATATGATGAAAAAGTTTGAGGATAATGAGAAGAGAGTAGAAGAGATCAAAGATCAGATAAAAGAGAAGGAAAAGGAGATCAATAAGATCACTCCACAACTCTTAGAACTTGATAGGTCAATAGAAAAACTTGAGAAGGTCAAGATAATGAAGACCAAGATCAATCTTAAGAAGAAAGACTCTGAAAAAGACATGAATTTCTTCGAAAAGAATGATTCTTGTCCAGTATGTACTCAAACTATTGATGAATCACTTAAGCACACAAAGATTACAGAACTAAAAGATAAGGTAGAAGAGTATAATATTGCACATACCCAGATCAAAGACCATATTAATAGTATGGACACTGAAGTAAAGGATCTGAGAGAGAAATCATCAGTTGTTAACGGTTATAGGTATGAAATACAGGCACTAACCAAGGAAGAGGTGCGTATTCTGAAAGAGAATACTAGGTTGATGACAGAGGTAGGTAGTGAAGCAACTAATTTAGAGCAAGAGAAGCAGGATTTAGTCCATTTTGAGTGGAAATTAGGAGAGAAAGAGAAGTTTTGTGCCAACGTGAACAAACAGGCAGACAATCTTAAGGTGGTGTCTGGGTTGTTAAGGGATGATGGTATCAAGTCCAAGATTGTTTCGAAATTTGTACCTGTTATAAACAATAAAATCAATAAATATCTTCAGAGTATGGACTTCTATGTGAATTTCACTCTGGATGAGAACTTTAATGAGAATATACTGTCTAGATACAGGGATTCTTTCTCATATGCGTCCTTTTCAGAGGGTGAGAAGCAGAAGATTGACCTAGCATTACTCTTTACTTGGAGAGAAATCGCCAAGATGAAGAACAGTGTTAGTACAAATTTACTAATCCTCGATGAAGTATTTGATTCTTCCCTTGATCAGGGTAGTACTGATGAACTACTCAAGATTCTAAGGGGATTGGGTCTGAATACTAATCTATTTGTAATATCCCATAAAGGTGATATACTATTAGATAAATTCGAACGGATTATCTCATTCGATAAGCAGTCCGACTTTTCCACCATGAAAATCCAAGACGACACATGACCTATCACATCTATTGGAATGAGCGAGCACTCTTTTTAGACTTAAGTGAAGACGAATTTGTCTTTATATGGTCTAAGATTAGATGGGTATACAATGATGAGTTGACTTATGTGCAGTTTGACGCTGCAGATTTACATGATACACTAGCAGAAGCATCCTTTTAGGACAATGACCACCCCCAACTGGCAACATAATTCTGGGAAGCCACCCAAGCGAAAGCTAAAACCACAAGCATTAAGGCAAGCACGAGCCAGACGCAACCACTTAAAAAAGTGTCTACTAAACCCTCCCAAGCGGAGGGTTTTCGATTATCATGTGTATATACAAAACAAATACGAAAAAATACGATGAACCACGAGATCAAAGGAACCCTTGCTAAACTCCTCGCAACAGAGAATCTAGTCGTGGAGCACAAGAAAGTAGAAACAGCATCCTTTGATGTAGAGAATCGTGTTTTGACACTCCCAATCTGGGAAACAAGCAATGACGTATATAATATGCTCGTGGGTCATGAGGTAGGACACGCACTCTTCACACCAAACGAAGACCCTACAAAGATCGGTGTCCCAATGTCCTTCATAAACGTAACTGAGGATGCACGCATTGAGAAGTTAATGAAGCGTAAGTATCCTGGTCTTACAAAAGACTTCTATAAAGGTTATGAGACACTTAATGATATCGATTTCTTCGACATAAACACCAGAGATATAGAGGAACTATCATTCATTGACAGAGTTAACCTTCACTTTAAGGTTGGTTCATATGCAATGATCCCATTTAATGATGCTGAGAGACCTCTCAGAGACGCTGTAGGGGTTGCTGAGACATTTGCGGAAGCACTGAGTGCTGCGAAGGATATATTTAAGTACATGAAAGCAGAATTTGATAAGAAACAAAAGGAAGAAGCACAGGAAGAGACATCATTCTCAATCCCTGTAAGTGGTGGCGGTCAAGGAACACCTCCAGAATTTCCAGAAGGTGAAGATCTATCAGAAGGAAAGGGTGATAAGGAAGAAAAAGAAGAAGGAGAACAGACTCCTGATCAAGAGATCATCAACCCTAACCAACCATGGGATAAGACAGAAAATGATGTTGATGCCTTCGGTGGTGACTCAGCACTAGGTGAATTACCAGACCACGGTAGAGAAGGTGGCGAAACATGGGAAGAGCACTCAGAAGTTACTACTCAAGAGTCATTTGATTCTAAAACTCAAGAGATGGCAAAGACAGATGGTTATGAGTCAATCTACACTAACGTTCCTACAGTAAAATCTGATAAAGTTGTTGTAAAACCTGACTATATCTGGGACAAATGTGAGCAAGTGTGGAGAGAAGACACTGAGATTCATAATGGTACTAAGAGTTTCGATTGGATTGATAGAGAGTATCATGAGTTCCTACAAGGATCTAAAAAAGACGTATCATACCTTGTAAAAGAGTTCGAGTGTAAGAAAGCAGCAACATCACATGCACGTTCTGCAGAATCAAGAACTGGTACACTTGATACAACTAAACTTCACAAGTACAAGTACTCTGATGACATATTCAGAAAGATTACAGCAGTACCAAATGGTAAGAACCATGGTCTAGTATTCCTACTTGATTGGTCTGGTTCTATGAGCAACGAAATCTTCCCTACTATCAAGCAACTTATCAACTTATGTCAGTTCTGTAATAAAGTTAACATCCCATTCGATGTATATGCTTTCGTATGTGAGCACGATGGTTACTATGGATATAAAGATCGTGATTCTCTTGAGAAGATTGCAAAGCAAGACCTAGGTGACCTATGGATGGACGCAAGATTCAGACTATACAACTTCTTGACAAGTGAAGTTAACAATAAAGAGTTTGCTAGACATGCTAGAAATCTTTTCAGAGTTGGAAAGTACTTTGAGAGATATCATTCTTACAGTTATGACTCAATGAGAGTACCACAACCACCACACTTCCTAGGACTAGGTGGAACTCCACTTAACGAAGGACTAGCAACTATGGCAGATCTTTTACCTAAGTGGAAAACAGCACATGGTGTAGAAAAATGTCACTTAGTTGTTCTATCTGATGGTGAAGCACAGCAAATTGGTTATGTACATCAAAAAACTGATTACGTTGACAGAAACTATGAGTATCACTGTGGTTACAATACTATTCTTAGAGATAAGAAAACTGGTAGGTACTACACAGAGATCAAAAATGGTGGTTATGGTATGACTTCAGCACTTATTAGAGTAATCAGAGACAGATACACATGGTGCAACGTAATTGGGTTCCGTCTCTGCTCACCAAGAGAGTTCAGTTCTTACTTAAACCGTCAAGGTATCTGGGAGCAAGATGAGTACAAGAAACAGTGGAAGAAAGACAAACTTGCCATTGTAAAAACATCAGCATACTCTGAGTTGTATGTTATCGCTCCACCTAAGACCGAGGAAACATCCATGGAGGTCAAGGAGAACCCAAACAAGCGTGACTTGAGGAATGCTTTTAAGAAATCTCTTAAGGGTAAAGGGTCTAACAGAAGACTCCTATCAACCTTCGCAGGACAGATAGCGTGACACTATTATTAGTGTCCACTATCACTTGATATCGTAGCCATATGGCTATATCATTAATACTATAGAAACAAAAATCCAATGCCTTTTACATCAACATTCAGCAATGACGAACTACTAAACTTCCTATCACCAGACAAGGGTGATTTTACAAGCAAGAGAGTAGCAGACGCAGCAAAACACTTCGGAGTAAAGACTCCTAGCATATATGCAAGACTTACTAGATCATGTTCCAACCTAGTGCAGAAGACAAGCAAGGGCAACTGGACATTCACAGTTCGTGAAGCATTAGAAAAGACTTATAAAGAGTCAACACAACCAAAGACTCAACTCGTTGATTCATTTGACCCATCCTACTTAGCAAGTAAGGACTTAGTACCCGATAAGGATCCAAACTATGTTCCATTCGGTACATTTAACGACCTTAAGAAGGTTATAAAATCCAAGATCTTCTATCCTATATTCATCACAGGATTGTCTGGCAACGGTAAGACATTCGGTGTAGAGCAATCATGTGCTCAGTTAGGTAGAGACCTTATTCGTGTAAACATTACAGTAGAAACAGATGAAGATGATCTTATTGGTGGTTTCCGTCTTGTTGATGGGTCAACTGTTTGGCATAACGGTCCTGTCATCGAAGCACTCCAACGTGGAGCAGTTCTCTTACTCGACGAACTTGACCTCGCCAGTAATAAGATCCTCTGCCTACAATCAATTTTGGAAGGCAAGGGTGTATTCCTCAAGAAGGTTGGGAAGTATGTAAAACCTGCTCCAGGATTTACAGTTATCGCAACTGCTAACACTAAGGGTAAAGGATCTGACGATGGTAGGTTCGTTGGTACTAATGTACTGAATGAAGCATTCCTAGAGAGGTTCCCCTTGACATTTGAGCAAGAATACCCTAATGTTAACTATGAGAAGAAGATTCTTAACAACTATTGCACAGAATTAAACTGCTGTGACGATGAGTACACAGAGAATCTTGTTACATGGGCAGAGATCATCCGTAAAACCTTCGCTGAAGGTGGGGTTG